GAAGGAGGAGGAGAATAGAGAGAACAAAGTTTGTTTTCTTTGAGTTAATGGTAAATAGTTTGTTGTTATATGGTAACGCATACATTCATATAGAACGTAATCAAAGAGGATTACCTATAGAATTACATTTTATACATCCTGATGACATCTTAGTCAATTTCAATAATGGCGTACTTGTTTATGAATCTAAAAAGTATGGCGTATTTGACGCATCTGATGTAATACATATTCCTGATATAATTATGGATGATGGCTATGTGGGCAAAAGTCGCATAGCAATAGCTAGAGATAATATTGCTTTAGGCATAGCATCACAAACATACGGAAAAGAATTTTTTGAAAGTGGTGCTAAAGTTGGTGGCGTTTTACAACACCCAGGCCAACTAGGGCCAGATGCTATGAAGTCACTTAGCGATCAATGGCACAGAACATATCACAGCGGTTTTAGTGGATCATTTAAGACAGCAGTTTTAGAAGAGGGCATGACTTACAAGCCTATTCAACTTAGACCTGATGAGGCGCAGTTTTTATCTACTAGAAAATTTAGTATTACAGAGATAGCTAGAATTTTTAAAGTGCCGCCGCATCTATTAGGTGACCTCGAGCGCGCCACCTTCAGTAATATCGAGCATCAAGGCATAGAGTTTTTAAATTATTGTATTGCTCCAATACTTAAAAAGATAGAGCAAGAATTTAACAAGAAATTAATTTTTGAGAACGATAAAGGTAAAACATATTTTGAGCATAATGTAAATGCACTCCTTAGAGGAGATTCTAAAAGCAGAGCTGAATACTACAGATTACTATTTAACATTGGTAGTATTACGCCAAACGAGATTAGAGCTAAGGAAAACATGAACGATATTGAGGGCGGAGATAATGCTTACGTCCCTATGAATATGATAACGCAAGGTAAAACTCTTGAGGATGGCGCTGAGTGATATAGACTTGACACCGCCTAAGGGCATGGTAGACGCTGCTAAGAAAGGACTAGAACTCAGAGAAGAGTTCGGTAGAGGTGGCACAGAGGTAGGCGTGAGAACAGCTAGGCGTATTATTGGTAACAATATCAGTATTGATCTAGTGAAAAAAATGTATGCCTATCATGAACGTCATCAAGTTGACAAAGAAGCTGAGGGATTTAAAAAAGGTGATGAGGGTTTTCCGAGTGCTGGTTATATAGCATTGCATCTATGGGGCTTTGATGCTGGTCATAGATGGTCAGAGCGTAAGCGAAACGAAATTAATGAACAAGAGAAAAAAAATATGGATGCAAATAATTTAGAAAAAAGAGTATTTGATTGTAAAGAACTTAGATACCATGAAGACGAACATGGCAAAAAGAAAGTCAGAGGATATGCCGCAGTATTTAATGAGTTATCTGAGGACTTAGGCAATTTTAGAGAAAAGATAAATCCTGATGCTTTTAACAGTGTTTTAGACAATGATGTCGTTGCACTTTTGAATCATGACATGGACAATCTTTTCGGTAGAACTTCAAATGGCACTGTCAAACTCTCAGTTGATGAACGGGGGTTATTCACTGAGATTGATATGCCAAACACCCAGCTTGCAAAAGACACTATTGAACTGATGGAGCGTGGTGACATATCACAAATGAGTTTTGGCTTTTATGTAGGTCAGGACAGTTGGAATAAAAGTGATGCTGGTAATATACGGACTATAGAGGAAATTTCTAGGCTTGTTGATATAAGCTTAGTGACTATTCCAGCTTATCCACAAACATCGGCAAGTGTTCGATCACTTTTAAATAATATAGATAAAGAAGAAGAACGCAAAGACAATGTTCAAGTTCGCAAGAACAAATTAAAAATGTTAAAATTAAAAAAGTGAAAAGAACTTTAAAATCATTACGCGAAGAGCGTCAATCAGCTATTGATGAGATGACAGCTCTTGTAAATGTTTCTGAAACTGAAGACCGCAACCTTACAGAAGAAGAAACAAAGTCTTTTGATGCAACTGAGGCAAAAGTTAAAGAAATGGATGCACGCATTGAAAGAATGGAAAAATCATTAGAATTGGCAAAAAGCAATATGCCTGTTTCTCACTCAACACAAAACATTGCTACATCTGATAAAGACTTACGCAAGTATTCTATTGCAGAAGCAGCACGTTCAGCAATGAACAATAACGTTGAGGGTATTGTAAAAGAAATGCACCAAGAAGCAATCAACGAAGGTAACGGACGTATCTTTAGAGGTGTTGGTGTTCCAGCTATTGCACTTGAAAAAAGAGCAGCAGTTAACTTTTCAGCGACAGGTGCTGCTGGTGAAGCTAACTCAGTAGAAGTTGCTGGTTTTATTGACCAAGTTACAGCTGCATCTGTACTAGCTCAAGCTGGTGCAAATGTTTACACAGGATTATCAGCTAATCGTAAACTTCCTATTATTGCTGGCATTCAAGCATCTTATTTAGCTGAAGATGGCGGATCAGGTGCTAGCCCTGCTGGTACTGTAGAGGCAAAAACTTTATCACCAAAAAAATTAGTTTCTACTGTTACATACACACAAGAGATGTTAGTTCAAAATGCGTCTATTGATGCAGCGCTAGAGCGTAACATGGCAAATGTTATTGCAGCAACTATGGAAAACAGTTTACTTAAATTATCTGCTAGTGGTGATGGGCCATCATCTATTTTTGATGTAATTCCTGGCTCAGCTGATGCTGCCTCTACTGATTTAGATGCACAAGGTTTATTTGACTTAGAAACTGCTGTTATTGGAAATTCTGTTTCATCTGATAAATTAGCTTACATCTGTAATCCAAAAGCTTTATCAGCTATTAAAGGTTTAGCTGGTAATAACTTTGTAACACAGTTTTTAGATAATTCTCAAAGAACATTAAACGGATATCCATACTACGTTACTTCTAACTTAGGTAATGATGGTGATGCTAACGATGAGTTTATCATGTACGGTGCAATGAATGACATTCACCTTGCTTTCTTCGGTGGCTTAGATTTGGTAGCCGATAAATTTAGTGAAGCTCACAAAGGTTTATCTCGATTAATTGTTATTTCAATGAATGACGGTTTAGTTGCTAGACCAAGCACTCATTTCCAAAGATTTGTTGATAAAAACTAAAAATCAATACAGGGGGTGGTTAACGCCACCCTCTTTTTAAAAACAAAAAATGGCACAGCAAGCTAAAATTGAAGACTACATAGGCACAGAGGTTATTGAATTAAGTGAGGCAAGAGATTACTTGCGTGTTGATCATAGTGATGATAATGATTACATAAAAGACCTTATAAAGATAGCTCGTATGCAAGTGGTAAAAGATACTAATACAGCTATTGTAAATTTAGATGTGACAGAATACTTTGAGGACTGTCCTAGTGATAAAGTATTTCAATTACGATATTCAGGTAAATTAGGTGAAAGTGGCAAACACGTTAAATACTATAATAGCGACAATGTACTAACAACACTTGTAGAAAATACTGACTATAGATTTGTCAATTACATGGGCATGCCTAAAGTTGAAATAATAAAAAGCTTTAACTACTATGATAGAATAGATGCTATAGAAATTAAATATAGTGTTGAGCCTGCTAATACAGATGAAACAATTACGTTAAAAATGGCTATGTACTTACTGATTGGTCATTTTTACGATAATAGAACAGCGGTCACATTTGGAAGTCCTAAAGAACTGCCAATAGGTTACAAAAGAATAATAAACCAGTACAAAAATTATGTTTGGGAATAATGGACGCTGGTTTATTTAGATATAAAATACAAGTTAATTTAAAAACATTTAGTCAAGACACTGATTATGGCGGGCCACAAACGCAATCTGTAAACAGTTTTAACAAATTTGCATCTATAAAATGGGTGCAAGCAAAAGAAAAACTAAGTGGCGGTATTTTGCAAAGTGTAAGGCAAGCTGTTTTTACAATACGATACAGCGACAATGTTAAAAATATAAATGCAAAAGATAGTATCACATATAACTCTGATGAGTTTGATATACAAGGCGTGAGTTATAAAGGACAAGGTAATAAAGCATATATAGAAATAATAGCACAGACAAAAGAGTGAAACCAATAGCTAACATAGAAGGCGCAGAAAGAATTAACAGAGCTTTGTTTAGAGCTAGCAGAAGTGTTACAAGAAAAGTTTTGCTTAGTGGTATGCGTAAAGCAGCAACACCACTTGTAAAGGCTATGAGAGAAAATTTAGGTGCTAACAGTGGTAGAGACTATAAAAGTGCTAGATATTATAAAGAATCAGGAGGTCTAAAAAAGTCCATAGGTAAAATTACAGGTAAAAGCAAAAGATTTGCTACTCTGTATGTAGGGCCTAGAGTAAAAAGAAAATTTAAAGATAAAGGATTCATTGGTCATTTTATTGAATTTGGTAAAGATACAGGATATGATCTGAATTTTAGTGGTAAAAGATATGTACAAAAAGCTTTTGAAAGTAAAACATCAGAAGTTGAAAACATACTAGAAGAGCATGTGTTAAAAGCAGCAATGAAATTTTTAAAGTAATGCCAGCAATAGGAATAGAAACAGGTAAAGCAATATTTAATATTTTGAAAAACGATTCTACTTTGACGACTTTAGTAGATGGCTCTTCAAATATACAACCTAGCGCAATTTACACATCTAGTCCAAATAAAGGTATTTATTACGACATATTAAGTATAGACAATGAAAACACAAAAACAACAGCAAAAGCTGAACTTACAAAGGTGACAGTACAAATTGAATGTTTTATGCCTGATTACC